TTTTTTTTTTTTTTTTTTTTCCCTGACAGTTGAAACATAAAACCAGTCACCGAGATAAAATCTCACTATGTGGTGGGTCTATATAACAAGTAAGGCCATAGAATACTAGTATTTATTTCCCACTCAAACTCACTGTTGCGAGGTGAGAGCACGAACATCATACTTGTTGAAAGATAAACGTATTCTAATAATAAGACAAGGATACTAACAGGAACTCTTACTTAGTAATAGTACGGCACTTCGGTTACACCCCCTTCACGCCTAAAAGGTGATGCATGTTGCGATTAACATCCGTTGCTGTGTGCCTTTCTGTGTCCTCTTCTGAAGTTGTGACATTTCCGTCCAGTCCAAACATATTAGTGTTCGAATTCTTCAGCGCTGCTGCTTTCATCTGCAGATGCGCCTCTTTGGCTCTGATCGGAGTGGTTGCAGTGATCTCATAGAAATCAAAAGCATACCTTGCCAAACTTTGATCTCTCAGGTTGCGTTGAAGACCATACCTGGGCATGTATGGTTTCTCACGACTTCTCATCTCAATGTACGCCTCTGCGAGTGCGCTGAAATGTCTCATAATTTGCCTTAAAGAAGGCTTTGCATGGTCAAGCATGGGTTTTAATGGATATGACACTTGTTCCTCATTATCCATCATGGTCCAAACTCCATTAATGTCTGGAGAGGTTCCATTCTCAATGCACCATACCATGAAGCCATTTAGAATGATCTCCATGCTTGATTCCTCTAACTCATAACTTGCCATAACGCCATCATACCAGTTTTGGAATTGTTCGTGGGTGGCTCTAGCATTTGACAAGTCTACTTGCTTTGGTTTGTAAGATAGCAAGTGATCTAGGTTAACGACACTCTTACCTTTGAGCATTGGTAGTGTCAGTTTTGATGTCATTGATTTTAAGCGTGGTACTGAATGAGTCCCAGCAGTACCTAAATCGACATCTTTGTCCTTCACGGCTACAGCTTTGCTACTGTTGCTTTCTCTTTCTTTCTTCCTACCTTCAGATTTCTGCGCTAGTGCTTCGCTTGCATCAAGAGTTTCGGCTTGGAAATACACCATGTCATCTTCTTCATCCATTTGTTCATCAAACTGGATAGAGTACTTTTCCAGTTCAGTACTTGTTGGATGTACATTGGTGTAGAGAGTTTTCAGCGCTGACTCAGCTATGTATGGAGCGAGTCCTGTGGTAGCAAGTGCATTGTATGGACTTTGCTCCAATACCCATGCGTAGAACCTCCTTATTTCATGTGTGAGTTCAGGATAACCCCAAGATTCAACCATGGATGCACATATTGCTTCAAGTCTATGGATGGGTTCATGTGATCTATCCCACTCCAAGATAGATACAATTCTTTCTTCCTCAAGCTTTGGGATTAGTATTTCACCACACTGGATGGCTTTATGGGACATAAACCATAAGTCTTTCTTGTCTTTGCTACGAGAATTAAACTCATAGTTCAAGCCAAGTTCACTAAATAGAGCTTGAAATCCATCTAGCTTATGCTCCATATCTGGCCTAATTGCAATTAGCAGATCATCACCATTAACGCCGTATGCACAGACGCTGTCTTGCTCCTCCAGTGGTATACCAGATTTAAGTAAGGCATAATGCAAAGCTAGCACAACTAGAAGTGTGTTATCCACCACAGTTGATGGCTGCCCACTATTATTTCCTTTGAACTTTTTTAACAACTGTGCCATCTGGTGTTGAGATTGGTGTGTACCAATTTCTGTGTACAAGTTCTGTAGCATCTGAGATCCAATGTCCCAATCCTCCATAAAATGCAATCGGATTCTAAGCACAGCATTTATCATGTATGGTGATATTGAGCTGTCAAACTGCGATCCATCGGCATCACAATACACCCAATCATCTGGTAGCTTACACATCAGTTGGTTCCATGTGCCATAGAATTTTGTCATCCCTACGCTCCATGGGGCTTTTAGGTGAAGTGAATAGAACATGTTGTTGAAGTCGTCTACACAGACTTTTCCACCAAGCAACGTTTCAATTGGTGCAGCTGTGAATGTTCGAGTCTTGTTCAGATCAACTTTTTCCTTTGGTCGCAGCTCTGCTTTGAGAGACCCATTCCACACACCTAATTGCCCAAAATATAGCCTTTTGCAGCTCAAAAATAGGAGGTGTTCTCTCTCACTAGGGCTCATCGCGTCAAAGTAATCGCGCTTCTTCCCTCTGTACAATGCACCAACTGCTGCTTTCATATTCAGTGCTGTATATATGGAATCTTCATCAGTGGTGTAACACGCAGTAGTGAAACCCCATCTACCAAGATTATGGAGAAGTCCAGTCAGAGCACTCTCAAACACTCCACAGTCCACTTCTCCAACCTGGATCACTTTTGAGTATTTCATGAGATCCTGTGTGTAAGCCTCTCTGTTTAGCTTGCTAGGTTTGTAGAACCCCATATACTTCGAGAAGAAGTCATGTGCTGCTTTATCTACATTGAGGTAAGTTTCAAATAGCTTACACTTTCCCTTGACTGTGTGCTTTGTGACCAGATTGCTTTCTAGTTGTGCCACTGCCTGGATGTTTGTATGTGCCGCATTGAACAGCCACTTGCTATCACATCCTTGGGTGTATACTGCCTCTCCAAGAAGATCTGTAACTAGTTTCACAGTCTTGAATTCCTTAGTTGGTTTGCTGTCTTGCAGATGGAATGAACCCCAACAGACGTTATTTGCATTGAATTTCCAACCCTTTACCCACTCGTGTACAGATTCAGTGGCTAAATATGTTTCTGTGAATCCTTTGGGAAAACATGCAAAGTAGTTGCTTGTGTTTGTCATGTTGGATAGACTATGTATTCCCAAGATCGCTCCATCTGTTGTGCTCACTATTGGAGATCCACAGTGCCCTTCTTTTGTGCTAATCCAATGTTTCCAAAAGTATGTGTTTTCCTTTGGTATTATATGGGATGTTTCTGACACCATACTTGAGGAACTTTTCTGCTGAAAGTTTGTGAGGATTAAACAAACTTTTTCTGAATGAGTTGGCTGTCTGAACTTTAACCTTTGAGGGAATGGAGGAAAATCTTTTGGCATCTTTATTATCAGCACATCCCTACCTTCCACTGGCCTCATTTGGAGTGCTACTGTGCTGTTCACCTTAAACACTCCCATTTGCGAGCGCACTGTTAAGCTCCCATTATTTCTCACAAATAGATGTTGGTTTGTGATTATGAAGGGCCCAAAACCTAATCCAAAGAGCTGTGTTGTTCGTCCTTCTGATTCATTTTCGAGTTGACAAATAACACTAGATATAGGATTATAATCGCGCACCCCTCTAAACATAGATGTTGACTCGAATTCAACCGACTCTTTCTTCTGTGGTAGTTCAGCATAGTCAAGTAGCTGCCCCTTACCAGTTTGCCTCAATTCCCCTTCTCTATCTGGATGGCCAGCTATGTTATTTGTGGCGTCGCAGACCTTCAATGGTATGTGTGGAGTTAAATCTATTTTGAGTATTTGTGAGGTTTTATCCTTCACTAAATACCCTTGGACACCTGGCTTGTAGTGCACCATATTCCTTTCCAGCTCATCATTTAGTAACTGCTGTTCACGAATATCACTAAATTGACTCTGAATTAGCCTGATATCAGTATAGGGACTCTCATCTAGTGTGTAGCCAGTTAAAGGATCAACATAGCGAATGAATGTATAGTCACTTGGATCAAAACCATACATATTCACGAACCTGTGGTTCTTTTTCCCCATTCCATGGGTTTTGCCCTTTGTTTTTCCTTTCTTTGTGTACGCGCTTCCAAAATAGTGCTCTAACGTGGAGTCTGGTGCTTCTACATAGTGGCCCATCTTCTCATCTCTGGCTCTGGCAAACTTCAGTTTTTGCCTCTGTCGCTTATTATAGCCCTGAAATGCCACCACTCCCTTCGACTTCTTAAAGAAATATTCACCAATCATCCACGCTGCACCAACACACACTCCCCCAACTATCAACAAGTCCTTTGTGATTAGGGACTTCTTCCAGTGTCCTTCTAATCCTAAGAAGTTTGACACTTGTGTTCCAGACTGGAACTGCACTGCCTCTAAGTACCCAAATTCACGCAATGCTGACTCAGTTGATATGTCCCCACTGAGATTTGAGAATTCTAGCAATTGAGCTTTCGCTCTCTGCAAGATCTCAATATTTCCTGCTGTGTGATTCTTGGCATATCGAGATTGGATGGCATTCATCATTGTTTGCAGAGACAACATACCACTACTACAAGATTGGTTTGTGACCATTTCGAAGTGGCTCTGCTTTTGCATCTCTCTTTCCAACAGTTGATCAATGATGAGAATAGTTCTTTGGACAGAGTGTATATCAGTCTCAAGAGTGTATGCTACTTTGCTTGCTTGCGCACTTGTCATACGACCAATACCAGCATCACATTTAAATTTCTCAACAATGGCCCACACATTCTCATGTAGCTTATCAGGGATCTCCTTTGTTAAGAATGGAACTCTGACATCATCTGGAATTTGGCTGTTATGAGTGAGCAATCTATAGGCCTTACCAGTCATCCAGATAGGGACGCATTTGCTAGGAATAGCAAGTTTGCTCAGCTGAATCTCACTATCACGTAGTTTGTACTTCTTGAGTTCATTGTGAATGGCTGGATGCATCGTTCCATCATACCGGACCAAGTGAGCCATGTAAAAGATTGGAAGTTCAAATTGCACCATGGTTCTTGCTTGCTTTAGTGTTACATTTGATAAAACTTGTGTTGTAACACTCTGTGTTGAAATTGGAAGTCCATACACGAAGCAAAGGAATGCAGCCTGCGTGGCAATGACAACTGGTACATCTGAGATGCCTTTCTCTGTGTGGCCAATTCGTAAAGCAACCCCTGCTTTATTCCTTCCAACCCTTCCCAATCTCTGAATTCTCTCGCCATAGCTAATACTCACCTTGTTGTATGATATCATGCGATTATCAGAGTCTAAGAATGGCACCACTTTCATCCCAAAGTCTATGACTGCATCAATGTCCAGTGTAACTCCATTCTCTATTATATTGGTGGCGACAATGAAGTGCTTTTTGTTAGCACTGCCCTTGGTGATGATCTCAACTTGTCCAAGCTTCATAGATCGACCATCCACTTTAGTAACCAAGAAGTGCCTCTCCAGCAGCAATTTTGAAAGTTGATCAACTTCATTATAACTTGCCACGTACACAAGTAGATTGTCGCATTTGGAGGTCAAGTCGAGATTCGATCCATTCCCTTGAGCTTTGACGAAGTCCTGAAAACTCACTTGGTCCTCAACTCGAATCTCTACTGGATATTGAGTGCTGAATTCCACTTCTCTGCCTGGTGGTGTGGCGGACACTTTGATTAGTTTACCCTGGTAGTTGTGTTCGTGGAGAAGGTTACGCAGTGCGATAGCATTGCTATCGTGTACATGAAATTCATCAATGATTATGAAGTCATATGTGCTAAGCATCTTCAAATTATTAGCCAAGTAGTGTAATGCAAAGCCAGTAGTCATTACATGTATGGGTGTGGATCCAAAAACTGCCATCCCTCTCATTCTCAGTGTTGGAGACACATGAAATGGGTCTGACTTCAGTTGCTTAGTGACATTCTCAGCTAACGGTCTTGTTGGTTCAAGCAGTAGAACGGTTCCTTTCTTACTGAGATGGTAGGGTAGCCCTGTTGATTTGCCAGAACCAACTGCTCCTCTAAGCATGATGTCTGTATGGAGGTCATGTGCTATCTGATGTGCAATGGTTGGCGCATTTGCCCTTGTGAATTCCATGAAGTGGCCTTCTGTTCTATAATGAGGCACAATGCGGTTCGTGTTCAGCTGCACGTCCCACCATTCCTTGAATGTGTGCCCAATAATGCTCTTGCCGACGATTGTGTCTGTGTCCAGATCGAAGTCGATGGTCATGTTCTTCTCCTCGAGAGTTGGACCTATGTCATCTAGACTTTGAAACTGAACTGTATTTTCCACGGTACTCATTAAGCTCTTCAGCTTGGTTAAGCTCCTGTAGACACAATCACTTCTCTCACGATCGAACATCATTAGAACTAGAGATATGAAAGCTATGATGCGCTCAAAATTAACCTGCTCAGACGCCTTTGCTTGAAACAGAACCACTTCTGCACAATACTCTCTGGCGAAATTTGATAGGTCTGGATTCTGTTCGTCCACGTGAGCCATGAACTCTTCCTCCGTTGCATATGGCTGTTTTGCTATGAAGAAATCATAGAGAGTGATCAGCTGCCTTTCCTTCTTACAGTACTCCAATTCCAGGCTATCTTGCTTACACTGTTGATGATGGCGGAGTATAGTGGCAAATGCTATGTACAATTGTAGTGCCACTGTTATAGCTAACATTGTATTGATGAACTTTACCAAATCGGGGAATAAACGCTTAGGCCAGTTCAAAATCTTGCAGTATATTTGGCTAGTGATGTTGTTGAATCGGGCTTGCAATCCATTCACAGCCTGACAAACTGCTTTCTTGGAGTATTCCATCTGTTTGGCCAGTGCAAACTGATAGGATGTAGCGTAGATTCCTCCTAAGTCTACGTGCCTTTCTGGCTTGACAACAATTGTACCCGCAGTGCAGTACCTTCGCGAATGTCTTATTGCTTGAAATCTTCCAAAATAGCTTAACTCTTGCCATGAATCCTCCAACAGGCTCAAGTAAGTTTTTTCTAGAAGTTCGCTTGTTTGTAACTTGAAGGTGTAATAGCCTGTGACACGCACCTCCGCATCCACTTCCTTGCTAGCTGCAAGCATTGTTAAATATTGGATGGCCTGAAAATATGAGACATTTGGAATTGTCCCATTGAGAATCGTCTCCAACATTTGTTGTGCACTATCTGATATGATCTCTTGCTGGACCCATGTAGCCCGTGCTACTGATACATTTTGTGCCACTGTTCGAAGCATATGAGCCATTTTAACTAGTGAATCGCCTTCACGAATCCAGTGATGGATCCCCATCTCTAAGGCTCCACTATTTGCAAGTGCAATGAGAATGCCGGGTGACATCAAGCTCATAACCAACATGTATGGTTGCTCATGTATTATCTCCTTCATCAATTTAGGACGATACACAGCTTTTGCGAGCATCTTAATTGTTGCATATCCATTGATCTGAGAATTTGAAGTGCCTCCAACCCTGTAGTGCTTCATTTCAGAGTCTAGTGAGTTGCTCGCAAATTGGATCAATTGCCGAATTGTATTAGCCTTTAGTACATGGTATCCTGTGTTGAGTGAGCCATAAGAATCAATTACGTGCATTGTTTTGAGATCGTGATCAACCAAAATTCTTGGAAGCTCGGCGGCACTTGTAGCAGGATAAAATGCACTAAGTAGACTGCAACTTGTTGCCACATCAATCAGAGTTGGCCACTCACCTAGATCTGGCACTATGATGTCTCTAACCTTCTTAGTGAAGTCTTTGGCATCAGACTCATCTACATTCACAAGCATAGCCAAGAATATATTTATGTAGCAGTATCCTGATTTGGCTATGTACATTTGTGTGCTAATGTCTGCAGGTAAGTCTAGGAATTTTGGATCACCTGAGTTACCAATCACAAGATGGTTCTTGGTTGGCATAATAAATGTTGAATACAGTGGAGTGCCATCATCCAATGTCACGCAGCAGCACGGGTATTTATAATTGTTATCGCTCATGCTAACGCAGGCCTTTGTGACAGCCTTCTTCTCAATCGACTCCCCTTCTAGTTGCTCTCGCAGAGCTTCTAGGTTTGTTGTAACTATGAGATTTCCGATGGCAAGTTTTCTGATTCCATTTGGAACTCTTCTCTCAATATACTGCTTGTATCCACCTCCCGGTGTAATGATATCGAAGTAGTTTGAGAAGAATCTCTTGGCATGATACCCTCTCTCGCCCCATATCAAGTTGCCATTCCTATCTAGTTGGTTGTCACACATTAAAGCTGTGTTTACATGTGCTTTTGCTGAGATCTTGTTCCTAAACAGGGCTAGTGAGCCCTTCTTTATGTTGTCCGTTCTGTTCCTAACGAACCTTGTTATCTCTAGCAAGTGTGCTGATGCGGAGCCTAATTGTTCAGGAGTTGCTCTGCCACCCAAGACCAATATTTCATTGAGCTCCTGTATGTGTGTGTATGGTGATTGTGTGAAGCCACCAACTATCTTCAATATTTCTCTATATGCGTTAACATTGGGATTTAATACCCTCTGATGTGAGAAATATCGATCAATGAACTGAGAGACACATGCAAAGTTCGGATGCTCGCTTATAATAACTGCGCTTATTTCCCGAGCTCTTTGTGTCTGGAACTCTTTGAAAGTGTCCTCATCCATGTTCAAATTCTTTGCTGCACACGCTCGGCATGTTATTTTGCCACATGGTAGTAGTGATTGGCAAATCAGTGCCGCTATAGATCCACATTCTTCTACAGAAAAGTCTGAAGAACACACATGATCTAGATTGATTGGTTTGTTCTCTAAAAAGGTTCGATTGAATCCTCGCCAGAAAACATCCCCTGTTGAATAGTGATGTGTTGAGAGCATGGTGGACTCTGATAGTTTTGCTCTGGCATCAACCAATATACCATTGCATCTACCCCTCACTATAATGAAATTGTCCCTGGTACGCATTCTTTGCCCAGTCACCAGGTAATTCCAGAATACCAACCCACTAGAACCATGTGTTAACACATCTAGATTGGCATTAGTTCTAGCAGTTTTCAAGAAGAGAGTTTGCATTATTGTTGTTGTGCTTGTATCCACAACTAGATCCCTTCTGTGCATTCTCCCATCGTGGTGCTTCAACTGCACACGCGCCATATGTCCGAAGCTGGTCTTTGTGAACCGGAGCTTCGTGGCCTTTGAAGTCTTCCCAACGACTTCCAAGCTAATACCCGTTCTCTTGGACAGATTTCCAAGAGTGCGGCACAGTTGTTGCACACTGTAAGGTGTGACTCCATGGTTGCGCAATGATTTATCAGTTGGTGGAGTTATGTAGCTGCGCTTCCTCATGACTTTTGCGCGTTTGCCCACTGTGTGTATCTTCTTAACAATGGTTTCAGTTTCCATCATGCTTGGTGGTGTAGTTCCAGCAAATATGATGGATGTTACCAGCTGGGTTGGAGCGGCCATAAAGGCCTCTTTCTCTGCCACCTCATCTGCCATCTGTTGTTCCAAACAGCTCATGTGGTGCTTACTTGCACGCTTAATTCTAGCTGTGCCATGCTTGTCCACCTTCACCACTCCATGGGCCTGCCTTTGTAAGGACTTTGCGAGGGTGAATTCCAAATCAGCCCACTTAATATCATTCGTTTTGGGCGTCTGTGTTGGCACATGAATTGCGGCCACAGGTGCGTGAGGCTTACAGTTAACCTCCAGGATCTTGAATTCTCCAACCATGATCACTTGCGTTGCCATTGATGCTTGCGTTTTGAGTATTTAAACTGAATTTGGGTGTTTGATTGAACTTGTTCAAGTTTTGATTGTGTTTAAAATGTTGTGAACTGCTTGAAGATTTAGAAGATTGATTGCTCTAATTCGTTTGATTTCTTGATTGTGTTTTGTAGTTTGTTTATTTT